AGTTCCTCCTCAACTTCTTTAAGTTTCTTCTGCAGATCCATCAATTTATCGGTGGCATCTGAGACTGATTTGACGAGTTGTCCTGCAACTTCGTATGCTCTTGGCATTTCGCTTTCTTGAGCAAGTTCAAGAATTCCATTAATTGCTTCTTGTCCTTTCTCAATGATAGAATATAAATTGCCTCTTGTATATTCGTAGTCATTTCTGATATCCGTCTTATCCCTGTCTAGGGGTGGTTTTTGGATACCAACCTTCTTAGTGTCTGCAACAATTTCACTTGCTACATCAAATGCTTCTTCTAATTCAGTAAAGTCTGCCATAGTTAAGCATCAACGTCAGCGTCTTGAGATGGACTATAGATCTTCATATCTTGGAAGAATGAAGTAGTTTCATTGAATCCGAAATCATCACCCATTTCAATGAGTGCATCATCAGCAGTATCAATAAGATCTACAGTAGAACCTTCAATATGTTCTGCAGCAGATGTTCCATCTTCACCACGGAGAACTACAAGGTTATTGCCATCAATCTCTGAAATCTTGATGGTTTCTGTATCAACATAGATCCTATTGCCTACAGACAACCCAGAAGCATCTCCGACTGTAATGAGTGTTTCCTTAGTATCAAGATTTTCTGCGAGATATGTAATGCCATCACCAGTGTAATCCTTAACGGCACGTGGTGTAACACTGTAACGAACCTCTCTTCTGAAGTCCTTACCTTTTCTAGTACTGTAATCAATAGTTGCTTTCTTGATTATTCCACCAGAAGTATCAGGTACAGGTCCGAATAGATATGTCTTTGCAGTAAATGTTAATGTGTAGATTAAAGCTCTACGTTCTGAAAAATCTCCTTCATAATCATCAGTAAAAGAAACACTGTCTAAGACAATAGGTACATCTCTTTTTTCACCAATGGATGAAAGTAAATTAACCGTTAGGTTATAAGAAGGTTGGAAGTATGGTATTATTTGCTCAACAATTTGTAATGCGTCATCATTTAACTTAGTTAAAATACTAAGTTCAAATGTCATATTATATGGGACTGGCATGTAGACTTTCTTTGCCTTAGTCTTATCACTTGATGGAGCAGTTAGAAAAGTTTGTGTCTGTGTTACTTTCCTGGATGGGTCATAACTTAAACCACTAAACTCAAATGACATCCTAGGAAGTGTTAAAGTTGGTGCTCCCTTTAGGTTCGGCGATTGATCAATCCTTGCTAAAAACTTTTGGATTGGACCATAAGCCAATGGCACCTTCATCACGCTGACAGTTTTTGCACTACTATCAACATGCTTTATCTGTATATTGTTAAAGAGGGTTCCGAAACCGATAACGGTTTTTCTCAGGATCTCATGATAGAAATATTCAAACACAGACTATAATACCGATTTAACTATCTACTATTTAGATTCTCAGATCCACCACCTAATGTGTGAGTACCATTTTTAGTAGCCATGCGGTACATCTTCTCGTGCATTGTAACTACTTCTTCTGCTGCTCTTTCATTATCAGGGGTGTATTCATGTCTCGAAGAATAAGCACCTTTGTCAGTCGCAATTGGCATAGAATCTAGGGGGTTTTTGTATATAGGGGGAGGAAACCAGTCAGCATCTCCATCAGGATCATAATATCCATAAGAATTTGTATCTATCATGCTTCTCCGAATGGATTACCTCTAGTCCAATCTAGTATATCATCTCCTGCAGACTGAATGTTATCATTATCTGCATAAGGTGTAACTAGATCATCAGTAGTATCCACTGCAAGAGTGTAAACTGCCGAGGATTCGTCACCAGTAATAGACTCTCCTTGGAGGAATGTTCCTGTCGCAATACCGACCACAAGGGTCTTAGTACTTGCGTCCCAAGACTTGACTCTAGCTTTCGTGCCTGTAGATCCACCTGTAACCTCCTCATTAAAGTAGAAATCACCAGATCCAAGTAATCCAGGATTACTAATGGTGACTGTAGGTACATCTGTATATCCTGCACCTGCATTAGATAGTCTAGCAGACTGTATAGTACCTCCAACTGCTACTACCTCTCCTAAGGCAGTTGTACCACTTGTAGGAGCACTGAAGGTGATTGTAGGGGTTGTACCATAGTATCCATCTCCACCGTCTGTAATCGTTACTATACCAACAGTTCCTGTAGTGGCAATACCAACTGTTACAGCAATACCTGTTCCTCCACCGCCAGCAAATGTTATCATTGGTGGACTAAGATATCCTGCACCAGGATCAGTTATACGAATACTTTCGATAGCATAGGAAGTAGTGAGTCCAATTTTACTGGTTGTTATTGCTACAGCAGTAGCTGTAATGCCGCCAGCTGGAGCAGAAGAAATGGCAACTGTAGGGGTTGCCCTGTATCCGCTTCCAGGATTAATGAGATCAATGAACTGAATACCGCCGTTTCTAAATGTGGTGACAGCAGTAGCTGTTGTTCCGACACCAGTAAGCGTGAGAGTTTGTGAGTATCCAATTTCTTCTGTCTCGTCATCAATAGTACCAATTCCAGTATCAATCGTTTCGTCTTCATAACGGAATACTTCACACTGGAGTTCGTATACATAAAGTTCTTTTAATTGATAGAAGGGCTTTGCATGCTCGACGAATTTAATTTCATACAATCTATCATCAAGCGGGAACCAGATAAGGTCTCCTTCTTTAGGTCTGGTGGATAATTTAATTCCCGTCTCATTTCGAATGAGAGGATGGATGTATGTTTCAAATCTTTCTCTTGAGATGACGAGATTGATATCATCTTGAACTTCGACACCAAACTTCGACAAGATCCTACCATTTCCTTGATAGACATCATAGTTCTGAACGTATGCTTCTAAAGGATAAGCATCATCAAACTTCGACTGCACCACCTCTTTGATGATGGTATTAGTCGTCATATACTTGCGAGGAATATAATAACACTCAACACCATAAACCTTAATCATCTCATTATTGAGAGATTGAAGAAGGTCTTGCTCGTTACGAGTTCCTTGTGTGAAGAATGGATTTAATGCCATTATGCTATCAGATCAAGAGGTGGCATTTCATAACTACGTAGCATTTCCTCACTAATCTTATCAATCTCAAGTTGAGCATCATCATACATTTGACGACCATTTAATTCAATACCTCCTGGAAGTTTAACTCCCTGGAACTTGATCAAATTCTGTCCCCACTGTCTCTTCAATAGAGCAGTATAATATCTCTTCACAAATCTATCATTATAGACTTTTGTGAAATCAGTTGGATCTAATATTCTCCAACATTCAATAATCAAATAATCATCTTGAGTTAATTCACCAAAATCAACATCAAGATATAATCTTCCTTGTCTGATATTAAATCTAATTTGCTTCTCAGTATTCAATAAGAAATCAATATCTGCTAACTTAGTCTTAACCATTGAATAGGTTAATAATTCTAATGAATCCCAATAATAAACATCATTTAAGAATAACTGATACTTCACACTGAACATATTATTAGTCATTGTGTTCGATCCATCGAACCTCATGACTTTTTCAACACCAATTACAGCATCTGGTAATTGAATGTAGTTAGAGTTCTCTTCAAAATCAAAATCAACATCAACACCATCAATTTTTGATGTTGCTGTTGTAGTTGTTATACCAATTGAATTATTACCACCTCTTGCTCTTCCTCTATCAATATCTGCTTGAGTAATCTTATACTTCAAAGGCATCTTCATTACGCCATCGTAATGCCTTTCCTGATACATCTGGAAAGCATCATCGAGACAATCTTCGCACTGCTCATCCGCTACGTTAATTTCGACTACAGGCGCACCCAGTTGTCTCTTAGCGTATTCTATGAGTTGCGATCTAGAAGCAGGTTTCGCCATATTCCCAATTTTCTAATTATTTATCAAAGGGTAGAAGATATACCACCTCTAACTATAATTTGACCTTCTACTATTCTATTTACCGTTGTTCCAGTCTTCGCATTTACGTCATAGAAATATCTACCATCTGCTAATTCTGATGTCTGTGTAGTAGTCAAACCAATATGGAACTTACCATCATAAGCACTAGTAAAACCACATGTGAAAGTTTGAGTTGCTGCAGCACCAACATGCTTTGCCATCTGTCCTGACAAATGTGTATGATTTGTGAAATCATATGCACTACCAGCAGGAACATTAACAGTATAAGTGCAAGTAAATGACGCACCAACATTTATCACCAAATCTGATACTGGTGGGTAATCAGATTCTGAATCAAAAGTGAAGGATCTAGTTGCCATTTACAATACTCCTTAACATTTCCTTAATTTCTTTGATCTCACCTTTAAGATCATCTAATTCTGCTCTC